TATCAATACTGCAATAGCGACCGCAGCAGAAGTTCAAGCTACGATGAATAGTAAAGTATTAAAAGCAGAATTTGGTATTAATTTATTACGAGAAGCGCAAAATGTAAATAATATAACACGAGAAGCCAGACAAAGTACAAATCAAGTTACTGAACAGCAAAATCCTGTATTGGCTGACGAATTTACAATAGATGCAGAAACACGAACAGTAACAACTATTACACGAAGATTGTCTGCATCAGAAGCTACTAACCAAGCAACTGCTTACAATAGAAGAACCGCCGAATTCAATGGATACACGACACCACTAACTATCAGACCAAGTGGACCAAAACTATTGAATGTAAGTGGTCAAAACGTGTATGAATTAGTATTGGCAATAACATATAAAGATTTTAATAACTTAAATCAAGCTAGATTTGAACGATTGGGACAACAGCAGTCGGCTGTAGCGTTTGATAGGAGTACTGCTACGGTGGGAACACCAATAACATCAGTTCCAGCATCAGCACCAATTTCAGTTTCACCAGTTTCACCACAAATAGAAGTACCAACCTCACAATTTGTTGCAGCTAGTGCAACCGCAAGAACACCAACACCACCAACTCGTCCACGAACACCTGCTCCTGCACCAACACCACCAATTGCAACACCAGGATTTGATATAGACCAATCGCAATCAATATTTGGAACACCACGTAAATTATCGGTGTTTGAAATAGAAGCTTTAAATAATAGATTGGCTAGCCCATTTATTTCTGATGAAGAAAAAGTAAGAATACGACAAATACTTGGGGTAGCAAACCAAATCCCAACAGATTTACAACTACCAAAAGATGCTGAATTAGAATTTTCACAAGAAGCAACTAGACCAAATCTCTCGGTTACATCGGCAGGTAATACTGCAAAACTTACATTTAACGCTGGTAGAGTTGCCAATATAGAATATAGTTTGGATAATGGAACAACGTGGACAATATTAAATCCACCATCACGAGCAGGGGATGTGGTAATTCGTGATTTGGATAATGGAATATATGCCGCTAGAGTACGAGGTATACGAACCGATGGTACAAAAACAGCTTCATCACAACCACAAGCTGTAGTCATTCGTACAAGTCAACCAGTCATACGAAGAACAGAGCCAGCAAGTTCAACTAGTACATTGATAATATTTGACGACTCAGTTACAGCAAACGATATAAAAAATTATCAATTTACAACTCGTAGTGATAATTCAGGTTGGACAAATGCACTACCGTCGAATGGTAGAGGAGAGGCTGTAAGTTCACCAATAGTAGTATTTGGATTGGAAGTCGATAGAACTTATACTGTTAGAATACGTGCATTGTATAAGGATGGGTCGGCAGGTAATCCATCAAACCAAGCTACATTCAATACCTTCAAAACTAGACAAGAAGGTGGTGGACTTATCGCATAAAAAGGGGTTAAATCGTTCTAAATCATATATTTTTGATATTTAAATAGAGGGGCTAAAACGGTTATTTTTTATTAGGAGAGACAAATGGACAAAACATTATTAAAGGCATACATCAGAACCATCGTGGAAGAAGAAGTAAATAGAATTCTTCCTAACCTTTTAGGTGAAGCAGTGGCACAAATCAAGGGAACACAACAAGTTAACGAAACTGTTGCATCCCCAAGTAAGCCAAAGCTCGACCGCGCAAAGTTAGCAGCTATGATGGGGTTGGAACGTCACGGAGACACTATCACAGCAACCACAAAAAACATGGTTCTCCCAGATAATATTCCACAAGGTGTGGATTTAAATAATCCATCGGTAAAACCAGCAGTTGAAGCAATCACCAAAGATTACAGTGCTTTAATGAAAAAGATGGGATTGAGTAAGTAATATGGCTAAAACCGTCTATCTAGGACAAACACTTCCATTACAAAGAACTAATCGTGGATATTTTCAATCTACGACAGACCCTTTGGAAAATGAAAAGTCAAAATTTATCAATTTAATTTTGACAAAAAAAGGTGAACGTGTGTCAAATCCAACATTTGGATGCGATTTGTGGAGATTATTGTTTGAACAAAAGAATGGTGATACCCAAGATTTGGCAAAACAATATGTTCTAGATGCGGTAAATAGATTTATGCCATATTTAGTACTTCAAGAAATTCAAATAACAAACACAGAAACGTTTTTGAACGACAATTATATTACATTGTACGTTAGATACGGATTTACTAATAATCCACTAGCATCAGATTCGGTAGAACTAACACTTGGAACTAGTGTGTCTGGTCAATTAGTTACTTCGGGTAGAACTGTTAGTTCAAATATTTTTGATACACAAACCGACCCAAACGTTTTAAGTTCATTAGGAAGAAGAACTACCTCAAACGGGCAAACTATTTAATTCTGAGATAGAAAATGGCTACAACCAATAATGTATTAAATAAATTATCAGTAGCACCTAAAGAGGTAAGTTACCTCAACAAGTCATTTACCGACTTCAAAGGTGATCTAATTACGTTTGTAAAAAATTACTATCCCACAACCTGGACGGACTTTAATGAAGCCAATCCAGGTATGATTATGTTGGAATTAGCAGCGTATGTTGGTGATGTGTTATCCTTTTATGTAGATAATTCATTTAAAGAAAATTTATTAGCATACGCAGAAGAAGAAGGAAATGTAATTACTATTGCACAAGCTCTAGGGTACAAACCAAAAACAATAGTACCTGCTACTGCAGAAGTTTTAATTTCACAAGTAGTACCGGCATTGGGTGCAGAAGATGGATACATACCAGATGCAACATATTTTTTGAAGATTGATAAAAACTCAACAGTTTTTACACAAGCACCAAATGTAGTGTCATTTAGAACAACAGAACTTGTAGATTTTTCTGACCCAACGGGAAGGTCTGTAGTTCCAAGACAATTAGACTCTACAACATTACTACCAGTTACCTATTTAGTAACTAAAAAAGTAAAAGTAATAGCCGGTGATGTTCGTCAAGAAACATTTACATTTGGTGATCCAGAAAAATTTTCTGCAATTACCATAGGTGATGTAAATGTAACGGCTATTAGTGATGTAGTTGATGCAGACGGATATAAATTTTATGAAGTAGATTACTTAGCACAAGATACAATAATTGATGACAAAGAAGTAAGCTATGTGTCAAGTGTTAGTGAGTCAGTAGCACCTACATACGCTATAAAATACAGAACAGTTCCACGTAGATTTGTTACACGACTAACACCAGATAAAAGAACACAGGTAATATTTGGTTCTGGTCGAGGAAACGCATCGGAAGATATAGTATATCTAGATTCACAACAGGTAGCAAATAGTGAATATGGTACACAATTAGCGAGTGTGTCACTTAGTAATACGGATTTGTTAAATACAGACAACTTTGGTATAGCACCCGCAAATACAACACTTACGATTACATATTTTTCTGGTGGTGGAGTAGCAAGTAATGTCGCATCAGGAACAATAGTAAACGTTGGTCAATTAAATATTTTAAATAGAACAACAGAATTTAATCAAACAGAAACAGATTTATTTAACGATATAGTAAAAACTGTAACGGTATATAATGAAATGCCAGCAACAGGTGGTCAAGATGGTGAAACTGTTGAAGAAATTCGTCAACGAGCACTTGCAATATACAGTTCTCAAAATCGTGTAGTTACCAGAAGAGATTATGAAGCACGTGTATTATCTATGCCGTCAAAATATGGAGCAGTAGCAAAGGTATTGGCGGTTACAGATGCTTCACAGACAACTATACAATCGCAACAAACATCAACACAGCAAGAAGTAAACGTTCCAAAACCAAACGCAATCAACTTGTATGTGTTGGGATATAATCAAAATAAAAAAATTACGACACTAAACAGTTTAGTAAAGACAAATTTACAGCAATATCTATCACAATATAGAATGTTGACAGACCAAGTAAATATTCTTGACGCATTTATTGTCAACATTGGTGTAAACTTTGATATTACCGTATACAAAAATTACAATATGCAAGACGTATTGGCAGTATGTCTGGGTGCAATCAAAGAATATTTTGATAGTACTAAGTGGAATATCAATCAACCAATTAGATTGGGTGATTTGGCATTGTTAATACAAGCACAAGATGGAGTACAAAGTGTAAATCTTGTAGAAATAGTAAATAAATATTTCTTTAAAGATGGTAGAGACTACCAACCATACCGTTATGATATTGCCGACGCAACCGTTGATGGAATAGTATATCCATCACTTGACCCATGCATCTTTGAAGTTAGATACCCAGAAGATGATATCGTAGGAAGTGCAAGACAATGAGATTAATATTAACCGCCTCCGCAGATACCACTATCTATAAGAGATATCCAACAACTAACGCTGGATTGGATGAGATTATAGAAGTAGGTAAAGTAGCAAGACCAGAAGATTTGGGAGATGCATACACTTCTAGTTCTGCTCGTATACTAATAAATTTTTCATTACCAACAAGTGGGTCTATCCCAGATACAGCATCATTCTATCTTAACTTAAAGATAGCAAATGCAGAAAAAATGCCATATTCTCAACAACTAGATATATATGAAATTTCTGGTTCTTGGACAGAAGGTAGCGGATATCTATATCAGCAAAATGTAATT